TTAGTATGTAATATATACTAAATATGAGATGCAATTTTAGATATTGTAATAGAGAGATAAACTATGGCAGACCAGATAGGAAGTTTTGCAATAAAAATTGTAAAAGCAAGGAGAATAAAATATTATCCGAAATAAAAAAACTGAATAGGAAATCTAAAAAGACTAAAGATTTTATCGAAAGATCGAACAAAATACATAATAATAAATTCATATATGATTTGGTAGTTTACACTAACTGCCGATCAAAAGTAAAAATAATATGCCCAATTCATGGTATTTTCGAACAAAAAGCAAGCAATCATCTCCACAACGGATATGGATGCGACTCTTGTGCAAGAGATGATCACAAACTAACTCAGTTATCAAAAGAAAGATTAGAGAATCTTAAAAGAATACACAATAACAAATATGAATATAAAGATTTATCAGTTATAAAAGGATTTATAAATATCATTTGTCCAAATCACGGAATCTTCACTCAATATCTATACTACCATGAATACGGACACGGATGTGCTGAGTGTAATTCATCATCAAGAGGTGAAGATTATATTAAAAATTATCTAGAAAATAATAATATTTGTTACATTAGAAATCACATTTTTGATGGATGTAAGAATAAGAAGGGTTTAAGGTTCGACTTCTATCTCCAAGAGTTGGATACTATAATAGAATATGATGGTGAACATCACTTCAAAGAGAATAAATATTTTGGCATTGGTAATTTAGAATATGTTAAGAAAAACGATGAAATTAAAAATAGATTTTGTCAAGAAAATAATATTAAAGTGATTAGGATACCATATTATGATTATGATAAAATAGATGACATACTCTCTATTATTCAACCATACAAGGAAAAAAAGATATAACTATATATAAACTATAAAAAATAATAATTAATATGGCAGATAATTTATCAGAAGAAGACTATCTCAAAAAACACATAAAAGATTTAGAAGGTGGAAATGAGAAAGTAAATCCAAATCAAAATATGTTTGACTTTGTAACTCAAACACAACCTAATACAAATCGTGTAACCGATTTACAATTTCTATCTTTCGATATTAAAGAATTACCATGTGGCAAATTTTATCCACAAGGCACTACTTTTCTTGTAAGAGCAGCTCAAGTAAAAGAAATCCAATCATATTCAATGGTTGATGATAATAATTTCTATGATATCGTTGAGAAAATGAACGATATGTTACAAGCTTGTATTCGTGTAAAATATGTAGATGGAAAAATGGGAACTTATTTAGATATCAAAGATCAAGACAGATTATATCTAATATTCCTTATTCGTGAATTAACCTTTCAACAAGGAAATGCTTTAGCAGTAAATGTAAAATGTACTTGTGGTGCTGACAACTCAATCGAATTGGTTCGAAAAAACTTTAGATTTCATGAAATCGATGAAAAACTTGATAAATTCTATGATAAAGGTAAAAGTTCCTTCTCATTCACAACTGTAAATGGTAAAGAATTTGAATTAACTCCACCAAATATCGGTTTACAAAAGTCCTTTGCTGACTATATCATCAAGGAAAATAATGAAAAAAGACCACCAAACTTAGCATTCTTAAAAATCATTCCTTTTATGTTAAATGGTAGAACTGCTATCACTTATGAAGGAATTAAAGTTAAATTGAAAGAATTTGAAGATTTAGATGATATTTCTTTCCAATTCTTAAATGCAGCTGTAAGTAAAATGACTTTTGGTGTTAAAGAATTATCTAACAATTGTACTGCGTGCGGAGTGGAGGTCCGCACTGATATGACATTTCCCAACGGAGCGTCAGGTATTTTCGTTGTTCATGATGCCTTTGAGACCTTTATTAAAAAATAAACTCTTACTTCAAAAACACTATCACGTACAAGAAGAAGCGATTGATAATTGGCCTTTCTGGATGCTTGAAGAAAACATCTCAATTGTTAATGAATTAAGTGATGAAGAAGAAAAGCAAAGAAAGAAACAAGAGGAACAACAACAAGGTTCACAACCAAACTTTAATCCAAGCTCTTACATGAACAACATGAATAGTATGGTAAATAAATTCAAATAGTAAAATATCTTAAAGACGCCTCAGAAGGATTAAAAATAAAAAACCCAGAGAATTTTCTCTGGGTTTTTTTAGTCAAATACTCCTATTTAAATAAAAAACCCAGATATTTCTATCTGGGTTTCAATTTTTTATTCTTGATTAAGATGTGATGAAACCACCAGCTTGAATAGCTCCAGTTCTCAATATTGTAATATTATTTACAATGATTCCCATACCCTTAATCGGTTCAACATAAGTGTCTAAAACACCGATTTGGTTATCTATAATCTCAGATGTGTTATTCTCTTCGTCACACTTGTTAAAGTAATTGTAAAGACCATTTTTAGAAACGTATTTCTCACAAATTACATCAGCTCTCAACTTAATTTCAGCTCTGATTTCAGGAGTGTTAAACTTCCATTGGAAATCTAATAACATTCTTGATAATTCTCTTTCAAGTTCAATCAATACTTCTCTTACGTGTATGTAAGAAAGAGCGGATCTGTAAAGAGTTTGAGCTGTATTTTCAGTTTCGATGATATAACCTCTATTTCTCTTGAACACGATTGGGTTCATTTGAGCTTGGTTAAGGTTTTCAATATCAGTTGGAGTAAAGTCACCTTCAAGTCCAGCGATATTTGTGATTCTACCATTTGTTACACCAGCAGCGATTGTCCAAGGAACAATTGTTGTAACTGTTGAGTTATGTTTTCTCATAAAAGTTAATCCAACATAAGCTGAAGGCGGTACATCAACTGGTCTACCATTATCATTTACAGTTAAGTAAGGTGTAAAATAACCAACTGCTGATACACCTCGTCCGTCTCCGAATGAGTAAAGGAACGCTGGGCTACTTTCTGGGTCTCCACCTTTAGCTATAAACTCTGTCTGTAATACCCCTTCTGCGTTTACGAATGAAGGAGAAGAAGAGTTTTTGAAACTTCTCAATGATGGCATATTTAAGATACCAAAACAGTCAAGTCTGTCTCCACAAATGTCTACCAATTGTTGCTTACTTCTTTCAGTTAAACCTAAACCAAATGAATCGATTAAGTATCTGAAGTCAAAGGCTTCTTTGTTTGTTACAGCTTTGAAAAGTGGTGTACCTTTCGCAACTAAATCAAGAATTGCTTGTTGTTTAGCTTCTGTACCATCAGGTAATGAATCTTGTCTAACTCTGAATCCTTTCAAGCTAATTGCTTTGTAAGTAGATACATAATCATCAATAGTTGTATATCTAAATGTTTGTTTAGCTGCGTCTAATCCATTGTTAAAATCAGAAATCTTAATTTCAGCATCACAAGAAATTTCTACTAAGTTAGGGTCACCTGACCAAGTTTTCTTAGAAAGAATCCTTGTAAGTTTTTTAGGCATCTGGTTTGGATTCAAAGCAGTCTCATCGTAATAAGCTTCTAAGTAATCACCAACTTTAATTTCTGTATATCTAGAACCTCTAACAAGAATCTTATTAGGTTGATAAGTATAACCACTTGGAAATTCTAATTCAACTGATTGTTTATAGTTAGAATCTAAAGATTTAATCCAAGTAGTATTGTTAGCCCAAAGTTGATCTCCAGGTGTAGTACCATCAATACTATCAAAAGGAACAGTCGAACTTAGAGTTCTATCTTCAAAATTTACTTTCAAGTTCAACTCATTATCTAAATACATATCCAAATAAATTGGAGCATCTGCCAAGCTACTATTATAAGAGAATAAGTTCTCTAGTTTTGACAAGAATTCATCTTTAACGTTTTGCTCAACCTCAAATCCAAAGTAACTATATGTAGCGGATGAAGTGAAACCATATGCACCTCCAGATAAGATATCTAAAGCATCTGCTCTCTGTTCCGAAGTTAATGTTAACAAGTCTAAACCGTTTGTCAAATTTGTGAATCCACCAGCGGCAGCAAGTGCTAAGTTTACACTATCATTGAATCCATTATCTGCTGAAACTTTAAATACACCACTATTCAGAGAACCTGATAATAAAAATTGATATCCGAAATTATTTCCAACTTCGTTGAAGTATCCTTTATTTCTATTGATTATCTGAGTTCTAACATTTCCAAAATAATCTTCTTCAGTTTCATCCACTCCGAATACTAAGTAATCAAAACCAGCCATTGAAGCTGTCACAGATTCACCTGAAATCCAATAAACTTGAAGAGGTGAGTAGTTTGTTTTTTGATAAGTTACATCAGTAGTATTAATAATACCTTGTTCATACTTTTGGTAGAAGTTTGAGTATCTAGCTGCAACACCATAGGTTCCTGCGATAGTTGATTTAGTTTCAAGTCCATTAGGTCCTAAAATAAATTCATTGTCAAATTTATAAACTACTAATGGAATATTGTAATCGGCTAAAGAAGAGATGTCATTACTAGATACGAAATAATTATCTACATAATCATCTTGAACAACCACGTTGTTTGATGGATTGGTTGTAGGTATAACACCATGAATTTCGAATGATCTGTTTAATGTATTAACATCTTTAATATTTTTGATATCAATTAGAGCCAAACTTAATTTCTGACTAAAACCATCCAAAGTTTTAAGTGGATCAAAAAGTAACACACCCTTATCTGAAGCAGAACCATTTAGGTAATCCAAAAGATAATTGAAGTTTTTGATTCTTCTATATCTCTCATAATCTCTTGGTGAAATAGATTGATTAGTATCAATAAATTCTACTTTCATTGAAGCTGAACCAACAATAGTATATTGAAAATCTCCACCAGGTCCACCAATCAAAGGTAAAAATGCGTCATCACCACCAGCATTAGCTGTTCCGATTGTAACATTGTGGAAAGTCACAGAAGATGTTACAAATGAACCAAAATAGTGTGAAAAAGATGCGTAACCAAATACTATATCAGTTGCCGAAACAAGTGGCTTAGTACTCGGAGAAGTTGTTTGATAAGATTTGATATTACCAGAGGCATCAACAGCAAAAGCCGCGTAAAAAGATTTAGCAGTTGCAGTAGTTAAAGTGCTATAGTAACTAGTACTCAATTGAATGACACCATTTAATCCTGTCACAGCATTTGGATCGGATGCGGTGTCCTTGATATCAACCAATTGACCACCGATAACAGCGTATCCATTATTTGAAGCAGGTATAGCTAAGTCATAAGTAACTGAAATAGTCATTCCACTAGCCGTAGCCACAGAACGATAAATATCATTTACATAACCTTCAGAAAACCAGTAAGTTCTTTCTTTTGAATTCACATAACCTTCTTTGATACCACCAAGTTGATTAGCCATATCAATTGAATTCCAGTATGAATGGTCTCCAGGAGCAATTGGTTTTGATTGTGTGCCAAATAAAGCCATAACGTTACCTGGTCTGTCAAGAACAGTTTGAAGAAATGAGTTACTGTCAGTGATAGTTTCCTCATAAGAAAGGAATTTAATTTTAACTTCACCATCACCAGAACCATCATTCGAGTCAAGCTCTTCATAATTTGTAGGACCAGAAGTTGGAGGATTTGCAGTCAAATCATCACCAACCATATTATTACCAATAAGGTCAACTAAACCAGTTGGATAATCGGTTTCAAAAAGATCAGCATTGAATGAACAGAAAACACCGTGTTTATCTGTTCCTCTATTAATAACAGTCTCAATAAATATATTTTGACCGTTCAAATCTCTAAAGTATGGAATTAAAGACAATCCATCAGCATAAGCTAATGTTGTTATATTTCTATCATTAGTAAATGCAATCACTTGATTCTTTCTCAAACCGGTAGGAGAGAAGTAATTAGAAAATCTTGGGTCAACTGATAAACTTCTGTAATCAGAATAATCACCAGCAACCACAACAACATCCACTAAATAATCTGATGCTAAATCGGTAGGATTAACATAAGGAGGTAATTTCTCAATTCCACCATACCACTCAAGAAGTGGTCTATCGAAACCGACTTTTTTTGATTTGAAAACAAAGATTGTTACATACTTATCAGATAAGTTTGTAAAGTTTAAAACTCTTTTTTCATAATCAAGGTCAGCCTTAGTTATATTGATGAATGACTCTGTATCTCTTTTCCAGAAACCAGTTGTATCAAAAAATCTTCTATAAGGTGCCAATCTCTCAATATCGTTTTGAGCAGTTGTTTGAGCAGAAAGAGATTGATACTCGATTCTATCAAGTGCATCATCAGTTAGTAACAAGTTGATTGCAAAAACTGGAGAAGATTCCAACATCTTAGATATAGTTCTATGAAAGAAAGAACCCTTTCTCTCTAATTGTCTATCAAGAGGTCCAAATATATTTTCCAATTCGCCAATTGTCTTTAATAAGATAGGTGTGTTAACTGGTCCTTTCTTGGAAACTCCAATGATGGTGTTTGTTATACCTTCTACAATCGGACTTGAAATAACTGAATTATCAAATTCTTCGATGAAGATTCCTGGTCTTTTGTATTTACCGATTTGGATTGCCATATTCTTAAATTTATTTTTTATTTATGTTATATATAAAATAGAAAAAACCATATTTTTCTATTTTTGACTAAGATTTTTAATTTTCTGCTCTTCTACTTTCATCATCGCTTCGAAATTAGTCTTCTTAGTTTTGTAATTTTTATCAATCTTAGCATATTCTGAATTGTTGAAGAGTATTGTTTGATTTAAAGTCTTCAAATAATCACGACTCTTTTCAATTCTTTCCGAAACCTTAACCTTTTGAGATGAGTCATCTAATTGATTAAATCTATCTTTTAAATCATTCATTTGTTTCGTTAATTCATCTACTCTTTTTTTATCAGTTTCAATCTGAGTTGATAATCTATCAGCTGTTCTTTTTAAAGTATAAACACTTTCAAGTTCTTTGAGATATCGATTTCTTTTTTTAACATCTTTTTCATTAGCATAAACATTTTTTTGTAAATCAATATTTACTTCCGAATCTTGTCTTTGGGAATTATCAAATATTTTTTGCATAACATCTTTCTTCGATCTATAATAAGCAATATCCTTTTGAATCATATCAAGTGATTCCTTATTAGTCTTTTCATTATCTTTGACTAATTCATCTGATCCTGGTGTTTCTTGAATCTCTACATCATCTGCCTCTAGGAATAGTTTAAAACCTTTAAGAAATTTCATAATTCTATATATTGATTTATTTAAACTAAAAACCCCCAAATCTGGGGGTTTTTGTTTATTTGAACTTTGAAAGTTGTGCTTGATATTTTGTCTTTATTTTACTTAACTCTGAATCTCGTTGTGAATCGCTAACTAATCGCTTTTGATATTTTTCTTGTAAATTGGCAACATCGGACAGAAAATTCCAATACATCTCAGTTAATTTAGGATTTACTAACATTTTACCTTCTTCACCTCTAACATCACCTATAAAGTGTTTACCATTTATTACAAGTGAGTAAGAGTTTTCTTTAAAACTACCCCATATCTTAGAACTTTTTCTATGCTTTGAGTAATTTTTAAGTACCGCAACATCAGTGTCATCAATTTGAGTATTTTGTTTATTTTTAGATTCAACTTTTCCAACCTTTGTAATTTTAGTTTGAGATTTCGGAACTCTCATAATTCTAGCCTCTTTCACTTCACCTGAGCTCTCAATAGACGAATCTTGTTCTTCTTTCTTCTTGGTTAATGTCACCTCTCTTCTATAATCTGCAAATTTCTGAACCTCAATTTTGTCTATATTTTCCAATAAATCTTGGAACACTTCTATTGCTTTTGAATCGAATTCATACTTTTTTCCAAATCCGAACAACTCATTTTTAGAAAAATTTTCAAAATTAAGTATCTCTATCATATCAAGTTTGGTTTAATTTTGTTGATGTGATTTTTAATATTCTTCTTCTGATTCTGATTATCAAATTTACAATCTTTAAAAGGACTCTTCTCTTTATTATCAATAAGTACTGATGGTTCTGACTCCAACTTGTAGTCCAAAATTCCTTCATTATCTAATTTTCCATATACATCCCAAGTTTCAAGTTTTATAGTTTTCCCATCAATAAAATTTTGTTGAGCATTGACATCAAACTTAACAACTTTAGCATCACTTACTGGATTTCTTTTTTCAGAAACACTACAATTTTTAGTATCAAAAACAAAAGAGTCGAAAATTAAGAAATAAACAGAGTTTTGAATTTTTTTCAAAGTATAAAAATATTTATATTTACCGTTAGCCTTAATTCTAAAAACCAATCCTTCAGACTCATCACTCTTAAAATAATCCTTAAAAGCTGATTTGCTTCTCATCTCATCAACCTTATTCCACTTTTCAAATTTACATAAAGTTTGTTTAATCTCACCTGCTGTTTCAGTATTGCCATTAGCATCCTTTTTAAATCCAGAGAAGACTATACCACCCAACTTATCAATGGAATCCTTATCAAGGCCAAAATACTCATTTAGAAATTTAGGCAATGCACCATCTTTTTTATACATTTCTGAATCAGATAATAGTCTATTTACGAAACGAAGAAGTATTTTACCCAAAGGCTTTGCTCCTTCAATTTCTGCTTTTCCTTGTTTAGATAAATTATCCTTACTGATTTTAGCAACCTCAGTCTTTTCTTTATAATTCCAAGCAAATTTAGCATCATCACTAAATATTGTTGTTCTGTATTTAGAATTGCTCAAAATATTCATAACAGCCTCATTCCATTTTTCATATAACTCAATATTTCTATAAGGACCTGAACCAGGAGCATCTGGAGTACCATCTCGGTCACCCAGGTTTTCATATTCCATGAAAACAGATGTTGAAACTTTACCACCAGTTCTTCCAGATGGAATTATACCTGGTGTGTGCAATCTCCACGCTCTTTGAAACAATCTAACTATTTCCATAATTGGATCAGCACCAGTAATTATAATAGTGTCTCCTTCACTTCCTAATCCTTTGATTTCCTCCACATTAGACTCTTCTATTGAGAACTTTTTGATTATCTCATCTGTAAATAGTTCATCAAACTTATCAGAGACCTCATCATAATCAACTCCTTCTGTTTTCTCAAATATTTTTGAGAAACTAACATAATTTGATATTATAGATTCCTGTTTCTTTTCTACTTTCCCTGTTATAATTTTTAATGGTGCTGATAATTCCTCTCCACTTTTACTCTTAAAGAAGAACCTATCTCCCTCGACTTTTGTAATTTCTTTTTCACCTTCACCACCCTTTGTCAATTTATATTTAACGGTATCACCAGCTTTATATTCTTTTTTAACACCACCAAGTTTCGGAAGTGTCTTCTCAAGACTATTAAATGAGTTTACAAAAACTTTAACTGGATTAGTACCAAGTGCCTGACCCGTTTTAGGATCTCTACCTCTTGAACCATAGGCACTAGCAAGACCTAAGTCTTCATTGAAAGAAAGTAAGATTTTACCGAATAATGAAATTGCTTTAGGCAAATCATTGTCATAAATACCCTCTTTTATCAAATCGTCAAAGGATATTGGCTTTCCAACTGTTAACTTATTAGTAATTACTTGCTTACAAACTAAGATAATATTCTTCTTAGCTTGAATGGCCTTTTCTTTACCATCTTTAACACCAACTGATAAAAGCTCCTCTATTTGTGGAATATATTTAGCAATTCCCGACTTATTATAAGCATCTACAACTTTTTTCCAAGCATTTTTCGCATGTAATTCACCCTTTTGTAAATTTTGTTCGACTTCCTCAAACAGTAGAGATTCATTTGATACTTTTTTAATTTCTTTTTCAACTGATTTACTAGTAGGAGATGGCGTCTTTTCGGTTTTTGAAACATCTTTTGAACCACCAGGCAATTCTTTCTTCTTATTTCTATCAAGAGCTTCTCTTTCCAATCCACTTAATATTCCAGCATACTTCTTAAA